CACCTGATGGATAAGGTTCCGACTTATCGCACAGCAACGTTTAAAAACTCTGATGGCGAGTATGACAAACCGCTGACCCATGAATTTTTTGCAACCAGCATCGACAAGACCGGGGCATTGCTTTCAGAGGACTACCACTTCTGTGAACTGGTGCGTGAACATGGCGGAGAGATTTGGGCAAACCCATTCATTCAGTTGCAGCACGTAGGTACGTACATCTACGGCGGCAACATTCTGAAGTCTGGGGGTAATCTGAAATGAAAGTAACGATTGAGATCGACGTGCCAGAAGGCACGAAGTGGATGGCCCAAGACCAGAACGGTGAGTGGTGGTTCTTCAAGAACAAACCAGCTCCGAAACACGGAATGTGGGTGGATATGGACGGTGACTCGCGCTTCGCCTACCCTGATAGACCCAGTAAAGATTGGAAGTCTCAGCTATACGAGGTGTACTGATGAGCGAGTTTTTCATGTGCTACTACGACGGAAACTGCCCAGATGCGGCGGACTGCAAGCGTAGCCCAAAGAGCGGCACTAAGGCCGAAGAAGATCGAGACAGACAAGGGTGGCATGTGTTTGAGATGAAGGACAAAGCTGCCCCTAAGACAGCAGAGAACTGCACAGGATATATGCCGAGATGATTAACCCACCAAGTTTGTCGGGATTTCGTAGATCACTGGTAAGCCATCTGAATGCTGCGAATAACCGACTGTCCAAGCGACCTAATGACTATTGGGCGCAAATCAGGAAGATGAAAGCCCTGCATAGCATGGAGCTTTTAACTTCATACCTTGAACGAGCAGAGGGAGACGAAAATGTCCGAGAAGAAAGTAGTGGCAACAATGATGCCTAAACAAAAAGCCCCAACAAAGAAAAAAGCCACAGCCAAGAAGAAAGCTGTAGCGAAGAAAAAGGCCGCACCTAAGAAGAAAGCTGTGGTGAAGAAAAAGGCTGTCAAAAAACCGACAGTAAAGAAGGTAGCTAAGCAACTGGAACTACCGCTGCCAGAGGTAGAAATGCCGGGGGAGTTTCAGCGGGTGGAGCATCCACCGATGGGCGTGAAAGATCAGGACGCAGAAGCAGCTATGTTCTTGATCGTGGTGAGCGTGATCGCGGCAATCGTATTAGCAATGGCATTCGGCGTATGAACGACAAAGTAATGTGGTACCTAATGCTGTTTAGCGGTTTGGCGATGTGGTTGCTAGTGGCCTATGCCATGTACGACACTTTCTCCTCTGGAACACCATTCTAAGGAGAATCCCATGACCGCATGGTCTTACAGCAGTATCAAAACCTTTGACCAATGCCCGAAGAAGTATTACCACCTGCGCGTGGTTAAGGACATAAAGGACGAGGGTAGCGATGCCACCATCTACGGTCAGGAAGTCCACAAAGCGGCTGAAGACTACATAAGTTGTGGTACGGAAATCCCCGCCAAGTTTTCTTTCATCAAGCCTACGCTGGATGTACTTAATGCCTTTCCGGGCACCAAGAAGTGCGAAATCAAGCTGGGTGTAAAGAAGACGGAAGCGGGTTACGAGCCTTGCAACTTCTTCGATAAGGATGTGTGGTGGCGTGGAATTGCCGACTTGTTGATTCTTAGTGACGGAACCGCCCATCTGATCGACTACAAAACCAGCAAGAACGCCAAGTATGCGGACATGAAGCAGTTGGATCTGATGGCTGGTGCAGTGTTTGTCCACTTCCCAGAGGTGGAAAGGGTTAAGTCAGCATTGGCTTTTGTGGTGAGTAACGAGTTCATCCACAAACAGCACCACAAAAAAGACCTTGGTCAGTATTTAAGTGTTTTCGACGGGGAGCTTGACCGACTTGCTGCTGCTGAAGAAACTGGAGTCTGGAACGCCGTCAGTGGCCCCCTGTGCCGCTACTGTCCGGTAGAGTTCTGCGAACACAACAGGAGACACAGCTAATGCCGTACGTAAACAAAAAGCGCCCATACAAGAAAGAGTATGCGGAGTATCACGGTACGGAAGAGCAGAAGAAAAACCGCGCCAAGCGTAATGCCGCACGCCGCAAAATGGAGAAAGCTGGCAAGGTCAGCAAGGGCGACGGCAAAGATGTATCACACAAGAAGGCCATCTCAAAAGGTGGCACCAATGGAAAAGGGAATTTGAGGGTGGAGAGCGACAACACGAACCGTTCGTTTGCTCGAAACTCTCGTAAGAAGCTGGTATCGGAAGTCAGCAAACGAGAGAGGAAGCGTGGAAATAATCGATGATAAGGCGCTACTGGTACGCACCAAGAGACCGGAAGTTCTACTAGAGCATATACAAAAAAGCGCACTCGTCGGTACAGACGGCGATGTGAGCGAGGTGGCAGTTAAGTGGGGGCTGGATGAAGCCCAAACTTTGTGCAACCTGCGGATACGCGGGGTGCCCTCCACCATCCTGCGGGACTACACATGGACAGGAAAACTAACCCCATTCGCCCACCAGAAGGACACGGCGAGCTTTCTGACCCTCTACAAAAAAGCCTTCTGCTTCAACGAGCAGGGGACTGGGAAGACTGCGTCCGTGATCTGGGCTGCGGACTACCTGATGAAGGCTGGCCGCATCAAGCGAGTGCTGATCCTGTGCCCGCTGTCGATTATGAAGTCAGCATGGCAGGCCGACCTATTTAAGTTTGCCATGCACCGTAGCTGTTCCGTGGCTCACGGTACGTCAGCAGCTAGAAAGAAAATCATCAACGCTGGCTCGGAGTTCGTTGTTATCAACTTCGATGGGCTGGCCGTGGTGAAGGACGAGATCCTCAAGGGCGGCTTTGACATGGTGGTGGTCGATGAGGCCAATGCCTACAAGAACCCGCAGACGAACCGCTGGAAAGTTCTCCGCGAGATCGTCGGTCAAGTCCCGTGGCTCTGGATGCTTACTGGTACGCCAGCAGCACAGTCCCCTCTGGATGCGTTCGGTCTAGCCAAGCTAGTCAACCCGCATGGCTGCCCACAATACTTCGGCCAGTTCCGTGACAAGGTGATGTACAAAGTGACCCAGTTCAAATGGGTGCCGAAGAAGGGGGCCGAGGAGTATGTGCATCAGGTACTACAACCCGCCATCCGCTTCGAGAAAGACCAGTGCCTTGACCTGCCTGAGCTGATCTATGTGGATCGTGACGCGCCTCTGACTGCGCAGCAGATGAAGTATTACAAAGAGTTGAAGAAGCGCATGACGCTTACCGCTGCCGGAGAATCAGTAACCGCCGTAAATGCAGCGACTAACATCAACAAGCTGCTCCAGATTTCAGGTGGTGCTGTCTACTCGGATACTGGGGAGGTAATCGAGTTCGATGTATCCAACAGGCTCAACGTCATTCTGGAAGTTATCGAGGAGTCGTCGCACAAGGTGCTGGTGTTTGTGCCGTTCACGCACACCATCGAGCTGTTGGCTGCGTTCCTTGAGAAGCACAAGATTAGCTGCGGTGTAATCAACGGTAAGGTACCACTAAATAAGCGCAGCGACTTAATCAAGCAATTCCAAGAACAAGCAGATCCTTATGTACTGTTAATCCAGCCACAAGCTGCATCACATGGGCTTACATTGACCGCTGCAAATACGGTAGTCTGGTATGCCCCTGTGACGAGTGTCGAAACCTACCTTCAGGCGAACGCACGAATTAACCGTCCGGGGCAGAAGAACGCGATGACTGTCGTACACATACAGGGTAGTGAAGTAGAAGCACGCCTCTACAAGATGCTTCAGAACAACATCACCAACCACGAAAAGATCATCGACCTGTACCGTCAAGAAATTAGTTCTTGACAAAGTCAAATATCGAGTTAAACTAAGCCTTCTTGAGAGAGGGAGGGAACAATGTCCGATGAAACCGACTATACGGTAGACCAGCTTGTCGCTGTGTACCGCAAGATCCGTGACGCTAAGAACCAAATGGAAGAGCGCCACAAAACCGAATTGGCTGAACTGGAAGAACAGCTTGAGATGGTCAGCCAACAACTGCTAGATGTCTGCCAAGAACAAAATGTAGACAGCCTACGCACTCCGTCAGGAACAGTTTCTCGCCGTGTGTGGACACGCTATTGGACGAGCGACTGGGATTCGATGTATCAGTTCATGCGTGAACATGATGCACCTTTCTTGCTGGAGCAACGAATCCATAAAGGCAACATGCAGCAATTCCTTGAGGACAACCCCGACGTTCATCCGCCGGGACTTCAAGCGGATCGCAAGTATGTAATTTCTGTACGTAAACCAACTGGAACCTAAGAGAGGATTTATGGCTAACTTAGCAATCTTCAAAGACCAAAACGCTGTTGCCACTGCTGGCAAGCGTGAACTTTCTGACCTCGCTAAATCACTAGCAGGCAACATGGGTGGTGGCACTAGCCGCCGTATTCAGACCAACACCAACGGTACCTTCAAGCGCATCATCAATGGTGAGCAGGTGGGCAACGCCGTGCGTGGCGAGATCAATGTGATTATTGCGCATGCTCTGCCACAGGTATCCCGCATCTACTACGCAACTAAGTATGACCCGAACGGTGAGCCTACTCTGCCGAACTGCTGGTCAAACCTCGGTGATAAGCCAGAAGCCGCTGCCTCTGATAAGCAAGGTACAAACTGCGCATCATGCCCGCAGAACGTACAGGGTTCGGGTGAAAGTGGTAAGGGTCGTGCTTGCCGCTACCAGCGTCGTATCGCTGTGCTGCTGGAAGGCGATCAGTCTGGTGATGTGTACCAGTTCCAGATTGCGGCTAAGTCGCTATTCGGTAAGGGCACTGGCAATGTGCATCCGTTCGAGGCATACACTAAGTTCCTTATCAATAACGGAGCATCCCCAGACGGCGTAGTTACCAATATCTCGTTCGATGCTAACGCTGACACGATGGAACTGCTGTTCACTCCGATTCGTGAAATCACTGATGAGGAATACGAACTGGTGCGTGCTGCGCAACAGCGTCCAGAAACCGAGATGTACACCAAGATCACTGTCGCTCAGACCGACGGAGTTACTAAGAAGCCAGCTATTGAGGCACCGAAAGTAACCCGCTCTGATGAGCCAGATGAAGAGGCTATCGAAGAGCCAGTTAAGCGTGCTGCTAAGAAACCAGCCGCCGAAGCTCCGGCACCTAAGAAGAACCTCGCTGACGTAGTTAGCGCATGGGGTGATGACGAGTAATAACCATGAGCTATGGGTACAGCGCAAGGCTGATCGAGCTAAATCGGCAAGCTGACCGCCGCCTACTCGGAGTCCGTCTGGGCCGGATCTGCATTGAGCAGGGTGTTCCGGTTTCAGATGTGGCTTCCGAGCTAGGTGTTACCCGACAAACGATCTACAACTGGTTTTGCGGAGAGAGCGAACCAACTACTTCGTCTGTCGGTGCAGTCGAAGCCCTACTTAGCAAGTACGCCAACGAAGAATAACCAATGACACACTTTGATCTACTAGAAGCTGTCCAACCAGCCGACGGCTGGTATGCAGTTGTGGGGATCAAGGGTAAGGATGATGTACGACAAAACCTAGTCGCTACTAGAGAGGAGCTAGACCAATTAGCGCATCGTTATGTATCACAACAACGCAACGTCTTTTTTGGTGTTGCGAAGTACGAAACAGATGAGAGCCGACGCAAAGAAAACGTAAAGGCGCTCAAGGCATTCTGGCTTGATATTGACTGCGGCCCCTCAAAGGCTGAGGTGAATGCCAAAACTGGACGGCCCGATGGCTATATAGATCAGGCAACTGGACTTCAGGAGCTACGGAAGTTTTGCCAACTCATCGGCTTACCCAAACCGATCCTCGTGAACTCGGGACGCGGACTACATGCGTATTGGCCGCTAGAAGAAGAGATCACGCGAGAACAGTGGGAACCAGTAGCAGAAAGGCTCTTTGAGCTGACTGTGATACACGAGCTTTATGTGGACTCCTCGGTATTTGAGGTGGCCCGCATTCTGCGTGTGCCGGGAACTTACAACTTTAAGGAGGAACCACCTCTTCCAGTAACCGTAATTTCCGAAGCTGGCCCGACTCCGTTTGATGCGTTTGTAAGCATCGTAGGTGCGAAGGAGAAAAAGGAACGCCCGACCCGCGAACTGTCTGAACTTGCCAAGTCGATGATGGGTAACACCGTGTCGAAATTTAGCAAGATCATGCTACGCAGTGCGAAAGGTGATGGGTGCCAGCAGCTCCTAGACTGCTACGAGAATCAGAACGGGTTGGCAGAGCCACGGTGGTTTGATGCCTTGTCCATCGCTAAGTTTTGCGAGGACAGGAACACAGCTATCCATAGACTCTCCGACCAGCACGATGACTATGACCATGACGACACCGAAGCTAAGACCCGGCACATCCTCGGTCCTCACACCTGTGATGAGTTCGAGCGACACAATCCGGGTGGCTGCGATGGCTGCCCCCATCAGGGCAAGATCAAGAGTCCGATTGTTCTAGGGAAAGTTGTTGTCGAGGCTACGGCTGAAGACAACATGATAGTTACCGAAGATGAAGAGGGTGAGGAGGAGATTCATAACATCCCGCCGTATCCAAGCCCATTCTTCCGTGGAAAGCAGGGTGGCATTTACTGGATGCCAGCCGAGGACGAAGCTGAACCTGTGCGGGTATATGAGAATGACCTGTACGTTGTTAAGCGCATGCGCGACCCCAACCTTGGGGAAGTCGTATTGATGAAGCTGCACTTGCCGAGAGACGGTGTGCAGGAATTTGTGGTGCCGAATACGCACATCATGGATAAGACGGAGCTGCGAAAGGAGCTGTCCAGTCACGGTGTGCTGTGTGGTCAGAAGCAGTTTGCACTACTGATCGACTACATCATTCTGGCGGTTAAAGAGCTGCAATACAAAAAGAAGGCTGAACAGATGAGACAACAATTTGGATGGGCCGACAACGGCAGTAAATTTATTATCGGGGACAGAGAGATTACCTCGCAGGGTATTTTCCACTCTCCTCCTTCGCAGGTAACTTCAAACCTTGCGGATCTTATGGTTCCAAAAGGCTCCCTCGAAAAGTGGAAGGAAGTAGCGTCGCTCTACGGCTTGCCGGGGCATGAGCCGCATGCATTTGCCATGCTGACTGCCTTTGGTTCCCCGCTTCTCCGGTTCCTTGGGCAGAACGGTGCGATCATCAATGTGATCTTCCCTGATTCCGGTACCGGTAAATCTACGATTCTGTATATGGCTAACAGCGTATACGGAGATCCAGAGAGGCTTTGTGCGGTCAAAGCGGACACTATGAATGCAAAGATTCTCCGCCTCGGTGTGATGAACAACCTGCCGTTCACTGTGGACGAAATCACCAACATGGAGCCGAAAGAGTTCTCCGAGTTGGCCTACAACATGTCTCAGGGGCGTGGTAAAGACCGAGTAAAATCGTCAAGTAATGAGCTACGAAAGAACTTCACTTCGTGGCAGAGCATTTCTCTGTGCAGCTCAAACGCATCCTTCTACGAAAAGCTGGCATCACTGAAGAGCAGCCCGGACGGGGAGATGATGCGACTGATCGAATACGTCGTTGACTACGCTCACGTCGTGGAAACTGGGAAAGCCAAACAGATGTTCGACCACCAACTCAAGGAAAACTATGGGCTGGCTGGAGACATTTACGCTCAGTGGCTAGTGAACAATATGGAAGAAGCACGGAACACAGTGCTGGCTATTCAGAGCAAGATCGACCGAGAATTGAAGCTGACCCAGCGTGAGCGTTTCTGGTCTGCTGTTGTTGCTGCCAACATTACCGGTGGATTGATTGCACGGAATATCGGCTTGCTCGACTGGGACATGCGGCGTGTCTACAAGTTTGCTACCAGCAAGATCCTCTCCCTACGTGAGGACGTGAAGCCACCCGCACAGGATGCAGTTGCCACCATCGGTGACTACATCAACCGCCACATGCAGAACATTCTGGTGGTACAGGATGCTGTAGACATGCGCACCCAGAAACCGATGATGCCGCAGCTCGAACCGCGTGGGGAACTACTCATACGCTACGAGCCAGATACTAAGAAGATGTATGTCGCAGCTAAGCCGTTCAAGAACGACTGCGTACGGTTCCAAGTGAACTACAAAGAAACGCTGAAGGATCTTGAAGGTAAGGGCATATACGTTGGCACGATGAACAAGCGGTTGTCCAAGGGTATGAAGGTTACATCACCGGGCGTCCACACCTTGATATTCGACTGCTCAGGAGAAGAGTTCCTGAACATCGAGGACATGGTGCTGCCAGAGGAGCAGCAAGATGGTGGTGGAGAAGGTTAGTTATAACGTGAACTGGAAGGCTTTCAAAAAAGGCTTTTCCTTCTTCATCCCATGCCTCAACCCAAAAGAGGCGAAAAAAGATATTCACCGTACCACTAAAAGGCTTAGGCTGAAAACGGTAACGAAGGTTGTAATCGAAGATGGAGTGCGGGGTTTGCGTATATGGCGCGTATAAGTTTATACTCGCCCGCGAACAGTCACTCCTCTCTCGACTTGTTCATTCTCTTCTTCCAGATGGTCTCTTGCCCCCTCCTCGTGAGGGGGTTTTTTATTCCTTCGAAAGCGTCGGTAAGATTAGCGGCATAAGCGCTTCGCGATACCCAGCTTCCAGCGGTGCCCCCTGTATAGCTTCGGCTCGACTCTTCGCTCTACCAGTCAAGGATTTCTGAATCGTATCGGTAGTGATCGGGTCCTTAAAGTTATAAAACTCTAGGTTGTAGCCCTCAACTTCTCTCAATGCGTCTACATAGCGTTCCTTGTACCCCTCATTGTCTGGGTCAGAAATATAGTACACATAGGCACGGTTGAGTTCATCGAGGATTTTTGTTTTTTCCTCCTTGGCCTGTCTTTGTACTTTAAGAAGCTCGTAGTTAAGGGCTTTCAAATCTATAAGTTTAAGAGGGTTAAATCCGATACTCTGTCCGACCAACAAACCAAGGGTGAATTGGTCTTTAGCCAAAACTGTAGCTCGCTG